GCAGATACATGCCGGAGGATACGCGATGCTCAATCCATACGCCAACGCTGCCCGCGCGGTAGCTATGTCCTCCAACGGTCGTAACTGGTCTCAGTGGACAACGCACGGGATGTGCGGTGTATAGACGTGGTGTTAACACGATGAATTACTCTCCGTTAGTGGCCTAGACGGTCCCGGTAATCCGTAGTAAGATCGTCCTAGTCCGTGCCCGACTAGCAAGGGAGCATCGTGAACGACACAGGATGGACCCATTACTGGGGTTAGCCGCCCAGAATACACAACTGAATATGCGTGATACGACACACAACGCGAACGGAGCCGGGTCAGAATGGGTCACCGGCTCCGTTCGTTATTGCATCAACTTTCGACTGTGACATCCCCGACAGTTACATTGACTGTCGAACCACTTGCGTCGGTGTACGAGATGTCACCCGCATTCTTGATCTCGTCGGCTACCTGATCCGCCCGATCACGGTCAGCGAACTTCTGTAGCCTGATGACTACCTCGGACATGATACCATCCATTCACCGATTAGTGCTGTCCTGCCTCGGGAGGCGGCGGATGCGCTTCTGACACGTGCCGGTCCATGAAGTCCTCTGGGATAGCGGCAAAGCACGTCTCGCACGCCTTGAGATTGACGGAGCTTGTAACCGCGCCTTCCGGCGTATCCGGCACCCATAGATTGACTGGAACATAAGACATCTTTTTCCTCCTTCTCTTTTGCTGGACCAGGTATGGTAAGCGGAGCTGAGACTGGATACCGGACACCTCCCACGGTAACGGCTCCGGTAACGGCTCCAGTAACGGCTCCGTTCACGGGATTACAGCGGTAAAGGCTGCTGGGTCAGACGTCGATACGAACGTCAAGCCCGGGTATGTTGGGGTGTCGTAACTGACGCTCTGGGCTGGAGTCCCGGGCATTGTGAGCTGAGTTGACACATCGATCGGGTTGCCACCGACAAATACCCGGCCGAGTGTCTGTCCGGTACTTGGCGGGATCGCATCATTCCCTGTAACGATGTACGTTGCGGTAATTGTCTCGCCGTGAACGGGATTCGGGTTGTCGATCACCAGCGAGCAGCTAACTGCCATTGTTCCCTCCTCGGGCTCTTTGTAGTTTATTTTCCTAGTATCCGTCGTATCGTCGCTACGGGATCTTCCCGCGCTCCGGATACTACGGAAACGACCGAACTATTGTTACGTCTAGTAGGGCTACCGGAACCAGTTGTTAGGCGAGAGTGATGCCCAGCCGAATTTCCCGCCGCCCGGCGGACGCGTGTATGTACATGCTGCGCTGTTGCCGTTGGTATAGCTGATAGTAGCCTCGCCGTCATCATCCCCTCCCTTAATGATGAGAAGGCCGCAGCCGCTCTTGGCTCCGGTCTGCTCGTTGTCGACTCGGAACCAATCTGTGTCAGGCTGTTTGAACCAGACCTGTCCCTGAAGGTTGAGGGCCGCGTAATACTTCTGCCCGTTCCATTCGGCTATCGCTACCGTTGACATGTCTACTGAACTCCCTTCTGGAGGTGCTGAACTGCCCCCTCGTGCCCATTCGAGCACTATATCTGCCGGCCATCCCGAGCCCGGGTCGCTGTGACCGCAGCCCGTCGAGCCTAGCTCCGAGTGATAACAGACTCCCCACGACCCGCCTTGCGCCTGACTCGCGGTAAGGTCGGTAATAGGAATGCCGAGGTGCTTGCTCTCTTCCGCGATCCAGTCTGCGATATTGTGCAGCTGGTTGCTACGGTTATTGAGCCAGTAGTCGCGGCTCCATGAAGCATAACCGGACTGCTCACAGCTGACGGAAACGGAATTGAACCCGCACTGCGTCCAGGAACCATTATGCCGGCTAACACCTTCCCAGATCACGCCGCGGTTGTTGTCGATACACACCTGGCTGCTAGCACCGACATTTCCCTGGAAATACTTGGCACAGTCGTAGGCTCCGTTTGATCCGGTAAAGCCTTCCATCGTATGCACAACGATGAGACGCTTCGTACTGCCGCTGGAATAGTTGCCGCTAGGCGTCCATACGCGCGTAAGGGCCATTACCTGTCCCCTCCTGGAGGCTCCCATTCCCCGTCATACGGGCCGGGATCATCACGGCTTTGGCCACCGTAGTCTCCGTCCTCACGCCATCCCTTCGGCTTAGGCCCAGGCTTGGTCCAGCCCCAGGGCTCGCCCTGAACCTCGACAGGCGGTTCTGGCCGGCGCGGGACCTCCTCTAGCTCTACCTCGCCACGGTCTAGCTCGTCAGTAGTATATTCATCACCGTCACGTATCCTGCGTCGTCTATGCCGGAATATAGGCATGTTAACTCTCCCTTCTTGTCGTTACCATTCCTCGGCAGTCCATTTAGGATAATTGCTAGCCCACCAATGATACCCAGAGATGCGAGCAACTCGATGTCCAGCTTGGTCGTATTCCGCGCCAGCACGATAATCCCAATCGTCAGTGCGGCGACGCCGAGCAATATCATTCCGACTTGCCAACGAATTCTCCAGGGCATGATTCCCCTAACTCAGTATGAATCCATAGCTGTACCGTGAGTCCCCGGCCGCGTACCGTCCGCCTATCCGGATAAGCGTACTGTTCTGAGCACCCTGAATACCGTTCACCTGAAGCTGCCCGGCCGATGCGACATAACAGCGCGGAATACCTGCTGTCGCATTCGTACTAGGTGATCCAGAACCTAGCGGTACGACCGGCCAGCTAACCTGCTGCGCGGGAATATATGGCGAGTTAGCCGGGAAGTTGAAGAATGTAATACCATTATATGATCCTGAGCCGGGCGTCTGAATTGCCCCTGCTACAATTACCTCTCCGCTATAGGTATCAAGCCGGTACTGCGGCGGCCACTCCTGCGCAATAGTACCGACGAATGAGTTGATGAGCGGTCGCATATCATGCCAGGTGTCATAATTAAACTGACGGTCGTCAACTAGTGTTGTTAGACCTCCAGCTGACGTAGCGGTATAATGGCAGATAGGGAGGTCCCAGATACCGGTAGGGGTCTGGGTCAGGGGAGGTACCGTAGGCGATCCGGACGGCGTACCGGAGATAATGAATGCCTGAACTACCGTGACCGACGTAGTAGCCGCGCGGGTAAGGCGAAGAACAAGCCTATCTATCCTGTTCTGCGCGGAGGCGGCTGGGATAGGCGTACTGACCGCAGCATCGCACCGCCATAGTTGCCCGCGTATAAGCGCATTCCCGTCCGCAATAACGGCATTCCGCCCAGGCGTATCAAGGCTAGGGGTCATCGCGTTCCCTATTGAGAGGTCGATACCATCTCTGCCACCAGCGGCTGAGAACAGGTACTCCCATTCACTAGTTGTCGTCATCTGGGTGAAAGCGCTAGGCCGTGCATCATATACTGCCATGACCACTCATTTCGTAGCAAGTTTCCTTTCCAGGCTCCGTATCCGCGCGGAGAGCTGGCCTATAATGCCCTGATCAGTAGCTGTCGCATTAGCATTGTTGCCGACCGTCGGGACAACACTTATCTGACCCTGACTTGGATCGGCAGTAAGCGTTACCCCGGTCACTACATCCGAATACACTGCGCCGGGTCGTACCTCGACTGAGACAATATCGCCTAGCTGATAATCTCGGCCGTACGTCAGGAACGGTATGTCGGATGCTGTCACGCTCATAGTCGGTCCTACAGCCCCAGCAAGTATTGCCTGCTGCGCGGTAGAGTTTATGTTATTGATATCAGTCTCTGATGAGCTATCATTAAATTGCTCTACCGCATTCCACTGAGTCCGCGCGGAGGCAGTCACCTGAACGAATGTAGTTCCAGAGCCCTGCGCTAGTGAGTCGGTTACGGTCGGGTCGGTTAGGCTAAAGTTGATAGCAGTCAGGTTGCCTAGCTGCTCGCTAAACCAGGCCTTTCCCGTCAGGTCGCGCGGAACATATACATCGAACGTCAGTCTATGCGTCGAGGCATTGCGGGTAATCCTAACGCCCATGGCACTACCAGTACCGGCCTGGGCTATGAGCGCCCGGATTACGTCGAGAAGGTTGAGATCAACGCCGCTACCAAACTTTACCGTATAGGATACGGACGCCCCTCGCCCCTGATCCGTAGCTATATCGAGTAGCGTATGCCTCCGTGCGGAGATAGC